AAGGCCGAATTAAAATGTGAGACTCCTTGAAAACCCTGGCGAACCAGGTAAAAATTCCGGAGTGGAATTCACATTCATGGTTCGGCCAGTGTAACAGTTGTTTAACTGCCGCTGACGGGCCTCACGTCAGCTAACCTATTTTTAGGCTGGTAATGGCGGAGTTGTCTCAAGATAAATCCGAGGCATTCCTGTGAAGAAAAATGGCGTGAAATCTTCACCCGCCGAGCAATAGACATCGCAGTAACCAGTTGGAGCATGAAATGAGTAAATTCGGTAATCTACACATTCAGTCCAAGGTCTTTCACCTGCGATGTCAATTCCAGTATAATCAGCATTTCTCCCTGGGGAAAATCTGTAACGATTATAATAAGGAATTTCGATGTCGAGAGCAGGGTTGTTACGTATATCAGTATACGTCATTCCCCGCAAACCCTCTGGAGGGGCAAAAGCGTTATTCAAAGTAGGACTTCCACGCGCAGCCACAACATCGTGTGCAGCAGCGTTTGGATTAGTCGTGCTTGGAATTCCAACATCAACTTGATTATATTTGGCTTGTTCCGTAGCAGGAGCGCGCTGAGCGTAAATCTGCATGGTCAATCCTTCATCAAGTTGAGCTCCTCGAGGGATAAATCGCCATCTAATGGAACCGCGCCAACCTGAGAACATCTGTGTGACCCAATGGATCATCACAGTGTTACAAAAGTTGTAGCCGGCTCCACCTGCCCTGTTGTTAACAGGGTTGGGAACATTACCTCGCCAATATGGGAAAGCTGGAAATCGACCCGAGAATAGTCGAGAACCTTGCGCTCCCGCATACAATGAAGTATGCAACTGGTAACGTTTCAAAATAGTGCGAAATGAACTAATATTTTCACCCATATAAACCATATTTAGTTTATTATCCATATTGTTCATAGGAACAGACAGAACATTTGAGTTCTGCTGTTCGGGTGCGTCTTCTTCAGCATTGTCACCTGCGTGAGCCAAAGCTTCTTCAGTGCCACTGTGGGGTTCGAAATCAAATTCGCGTCCCATTTGTGGTTTAAACACATAATAAGCTGGGTTATCATCAGGTGCAAAGACTTCAAAGTCGTCTCCAGCACTAACGAAAACATTGATCTGAATATCGTTATTGATGTCGGAATTTGGAACAGTGAGCTGGTTAACAACCATAACACTCAACGTACCATTTCCAATATCAAATGACGAATAATTGGGTAGGTCAACAGAGGCAAAGCCCCTGGGATCTCCCCTAAGAGGATCAAGTCTTCTTCTGATAGGCACAGGTTGAGCCATTCCGATAGTGAAGGTGAAATCTCGCTTATCAGCGATATCCACAACCTCAGAATAATTCGTATTGTACTCATCAGTTCCATCATAAACATTTGGGTCATAAACAAAACGTAAACGACCCTTGTGATGGTTCGAACAAACAATTTGAAACCGAACTTTCATTGAACCAGTCCAGTACTCAAAAGGCCACGAAGCAGCAGCTGTCGCAGGCAAATGGTACGCTATGGGACCAGCACCAGAAGTGTCATGAACTGCAGGATCAACATACATATTATACAATTTAGTATCCGCAGCGGTGCCAACGGCCCAATTAAAAGTAGTGAGATAACTCTCACGACAAGCGATGTTTTTAATCGCGAGTGGGTCCTTAGAACCCAAACCGGTAATATTTGGATCGATTGACAATTCTTGTTTGTCATCCACAGTCAATTTTTCAACGGTCTGTGGAACGTTGGTCAAAGCAAAGGACGAAGTGGGCCGCGGTTTAAACGGCTCAGGAGTTTTTGTCATTGGGGGTGCACAATAACCAAACCTCTTCGCAATACTCGCTGTCAAAGTAGCAACTTCAGAAGTTGCTACAGCGAATGGTGCAATCTGGGGTATTGCTGCCAAACCTTTGGCAACTTTAGCCACAACTGTGGCAGGTCCCGAAATAAAACCTTTGCGATTTGCTTCGTCAATTTCGCTTTCTTTCCCGCTCTGTGGAGACAATCCACTAGCGTTCAAGGAAGTTGGCATAGCCAACTGCATATTCTCAGCCCAAGCAAACACACTAATGAATGCAGTGTCATTTGCACCGTTTGCGTGTTTCAAAGCATTGAGACTACGGAGGAAAATTTCTCCCATTTCGTCCCAATCACCAAGGGGAATAGAAAACATATCCTTGTGGAAAAAGAAAGGCAAAACTAATGTCCCACCTGTTGAATCAGTTGGATTCAAAAAGATGTGAGGACATTGACTTTCTTTGATTGCATCCTGTGGTACAAGTCCCGAATTATTCGAGAAACCATCAAGAGCGTAAAATGGGAGATAAGAAGTCAAAACTCGTCCATAATGGAAGGAATTCCCATTGATTACAAATTTCAAATGAAGAGTGCAAGAACACATATTAAAATTTGAAATACGATTGGAGATTCTAGTCTGTTCAAAGAACAGCTTCCAAGGATTGAAAGAGTCTGACAAAGTTGTTCCAACTCCCCAACCCGTCTCATAAATCTTAATAGGCCTCTCAAAGAAGTTACCAAGTTGGTCGTCTTCCGAGACACCCATTGAGCGAGTCGGGTCAAGCGGCGCAGAGACATCGTGACCGTAATCTGTAGCCGCATCCGCAAACGTCGTGATTTGTGACTTGATGTTATCCGACATTTGCATGATCTCACGTCCAGCGTGAGGTTCAAAAACACAATCCGTGCTTGAATCATCAAAAGCAACTGTTGAAGGTGCGCCAGTGATGTTCGATTGCACGTACGTATTCTCAATGTAATTCGCAATAGCCTCATTGGCTTCGCGAAGCGCCTGGAAGCCATCATCTTTGCTGACTTCTTTGGGCTGTTTCGGCATTTTTGCTTTAGGTGACCGTTCCTTTATTTTCTTTCTAAACAATTTAGTAATCTATTTATGAAACAATGTGCGTCCGATTAAACGCACACCGGTGTTAATTTGTGGTCCGGATCCAATCCGCCCCGTAAACACGAGTACCCTCGCGGGTATTGTTCCTCTATGAAGCGTCTATTAATACATACAAAACTAACAAAACACATACAAACATCGTAACCATACATAGAGACATCTATTCAACTTTACACTGGAACCCCATTGATGATACGGGGTGTGCTTTAAAGGGCATGCACGTCGCCCGAAATCTCATCTGGTTGATATTTCTTCTTCCAGATTTTGACACGATCATCAAAGTCGAAATTCAACTCATTACAAAGATGATCGATTTTAGCAGCCTTGGCGACACGCCATAGCTGCTTTCTGCGCGTTTCAAAAACCTCCCTGCCATGATTAAACCATTCTCTGGCAGCAGTTTCGATGTTCAATTTACACGCCATGTCCTCACTGAGTCCCATTTTGGACGTTGCAGTTCGTAAATAGCAGTGCAGCATCTTAGCGCAAGATGCCTCGTCAAGTGCTCCAACGTGCATTCCAATCTCAGGAATAAACACGCTCTTGCGCTTGATAAAATCAAACAATTCCGGCTCGAGAAATTCGCTAGTTGCTTCCTCCTTATCTGGACGTGTATAAGTTTGATTGTATTTGGTCAAAAACTTAGAACAAGTCAAAGTGCCAAATTCAATACCGGGTCTAACACATCCAGCATTGTCATCTCCATAAGTCACCAAATTAACACACTCTCGAAATCTTACATCAGATGTGTATTTGGAGAAAAAGCAACAACGCAAATTCAGGCTTCCGCAAATTCCATTCAAAATAACTGTCAAAGAATTTCCGGAAATATGACCACCCGATGTCAATCCGATCAAATCGCCATTGAAGGCAATTATCGCATACACAACATCCGAAGTCATAGCTTCCATAATAGCGATATCCTCATTGCTATATCCTGGTAACACACGTGCAAGTTTAATCAGCACCTTAAATGCAGCAAACAGTAACTGCGAAGGCAATTTCTGATCATACTTACTGTAATCACCACCAAATAGTCTGTCCTCTCCATACTTATGCAAATATTGATGAAGCTGTTCCCACTCGGGACCGTGACTATTGATTCCAACGGCGCATTCACTCAATAATGGATTCATCTGTAAAACTCTAATGAGAGGCAAAAAGTATCGCCTAATCAAAAATGTCAAACCAGCTGAATTGGCGTAAAAGATACGATTCTTCACTTTAGAAAGAATTTCATCTTTCTTACAAGCTTTGGCAACAGGGTAAGCCCTTTCACCGCGCTTATAACAAACCACCATTCGATCAATCTCATCCTGAATCTTATCATTAAATTCTACGATCTTGGTATACGGTTCAACTGGTTCCAATTCCACAACAAAGTTGTTTTTGGCACCAGTCTCAGGAAAACCGATAGCAGTATTCAATTTAATACGATCAATGAATTTGCGACCAGGTATTCCGTTCATATTCTCCAAATCAGACAATGGCACGGTGTCATTCCATAAAGCCGACTCAAACAATTGCAAGAGTGGCTCAATGTAATCATCAAATGCATCTCTCAACAAAGAAGATGGAAATGGAGATGCTGGCAAAGCCAAATTCGCCAAACATGTCTGCCACCCTTTCCATTGCGGACTCTCAAGAGGTCCACAATAGATGTTAGGGAAATCCATAAACTCAACAACATATTCAGAAATAGGAGTAACTTCAACATCCGATTTGAATGTTGAATGACCGATGCAATTACCAATCCACCTAATTTGAGATCCTTGCGGCATGTAGCGCACAGGACTTTTCTTGTGTGGTTCTCCACCCAACAAAATGTCCTTGCCCATAATGTGTGGATCAAATCTACCTGTACTGCCAGCTCTGACGCCCTCAGCAGACGCATCACGGATAGGCTGAAAAGCATCCCAATCTTCCTTAAGAATTGTAGATGCACAACCTTCAAAAGTGCCTGCTTTGCCACCCACGTGAAATCCCAAAATGAGACTCTTGTGGACCGCAGTGAGGACAGCGCCACAATCGCCACCTCGCGTATTGATAGTTAGAGACTTATATTCCAGACCGTCGAAACTCTTAAGACTATGGCCAGTCTTTTGTCTACAAGCTAAACCTTTAGCTTTGACAATAGAGCCGTCTTTATTTCGATAAGTCCATTTAAAATCAACTAACCCCAAATGCTCAGTGGGCAAATATTGCCACAAAGATGCAAAATCTCCTCCACCAGTTGCGACAACAATGGCCATATCCGAATTTGGTACAAAATAGGCATTGGAAATGCCTAAATTCAATTCAAACGTGCCTGAACTAGCCACAGGATTCTTCCTCCTGCATCTAATTCGCAAGTTGTCACCACCATTCGTAAAATAATGTTGTGGAATTACAGCGACTCCCGTGTCCAAATAAAGTAAATTAACAGCAAATGGTTCATTGTCTATATAAACAGATCCATACACTAAATTCCCTTCAATCAATCCTTGCAAATGCGCAGGGATAGATCCCTTAGCAATATCCTGCATAGGAAGTGGACGGCGAGTAACTTCACTCCATACATTCTCCTCCGCATCGCGTTGTGCAACTTCTCGTGGTGTCGTGGGAGCCAAGGAACCTTGCGGTGCCATTGGACTGCCAAAATTCTCACGGTACTTGCGATACACTTCAGACATACCATAAAAGAAAGCCAAAAATGCACTTGCAGCCAAGACTTTCTCAATGTGATCATTCTTGATTCTCTGTAGTGTGTCAGTGAGTGTAGATCGTTCAATCAATTCATTCTGATACATCGTGGTAACGTTCTCAACCATCCATTTTTGAATGGAAAGAGTCAGAATACCAATGAATAAAATTACAAGAAAAGACACTTCACACATGAACAAGATAAATGACGTTGTAATAGCAAAACCCCAAATAAATGTGGAATGCCATGCAAAACGTCTCTCTAACTTGTCCTTGTGAATGAACATCATCAATCTCATAAAATGTTGATTGTAAATCCACGGAGTAGGAACAAACCATAACCAATCCCAATGTTCAGCTAAGGTGTTAGACGCTGCGCGAATCACCTCAGTTGTAGCATCAGTAGCCAATTGTTCAAATCCAAGCAATTTAGAAGCTGCAGAAGCGAAAATATTGCACCTGCCTTCATAAATTGCATCCGCAATTTCCTTCGCAAAATGTGGTTGCTTTTCAATTTCACGTCCATACTTCTTCCTTAACATCTCTTTAGTTGTATTGTTACTCGACATGATTCGACCTTGCATCTTTCGGTGCTCGTCAAATGCATGAAGAAGATACTCTATCAACTGATAAATGTCAATGTTTCGAAGTTTCCTGCCTTTAAATTCCACAAACTGATAAGGTGCCACAGTCTTCAAGTCTTCAACACTTGCAACTTGTTCTACATCAAAAAGCCATATATTATCGAGTTCTTCATCACTAAAAGTTGAACGAACTTTCTTTTTGTCGATACCAATGCATTTTCCTGCATCGTTAATCAACTGAAAATCTCGTTTAACCTTCGTTGTAATGACCGCATGAGCACGGCGCTGAATCGATGGCGGACATTCTGAATAAACTTGTGCTGCCAACTCCTTAAAATTGGTAGTAATGTTGATCAACTCAAAACGCGGTGTAATCCTACCCTTTTCATGTAAACTTGCCATATTTGGCGTGAACCCAGTTGGGTTCGCAATCTCAATCAAAGTTTGACAAGGATTTGCACTTGCATGTGTAGCTTTTGCGTTTCCAAAATCGTCGAGTAACGCCACAATTTTTGTTGAATCTACTCCACTCATATACTTGTCAGACATATTATACGTCCAACGATATTTTGGATCGAGAGGGAGACCCTGATTTGCTAATAAAATTTCGGTCATGAGATCAGAAACAGTAGATTTACCGACACCACTCGTACCAAAATACTCAATAACAAAAGGTTCTCTTTTAAGACCGGAAGAAACACGTAGAACAGAATAATCATTCAAAAGTGAAAGAGTTTTAATGAACTTTGCTTCAACTGTGGCCTTCTCAACTCCCTTCAAAGATGGGAGCAAATCTCGCAACTTTCGCGTTAAATCATTAAGTCGTCTATGGTAATCCTCTTCTTCCATTTGTTTTTCTCTTTCGAGATTTCCATTCTGAACAAGAGGCCACAACGACACCAAAGTTGCATATTCGTCATCCATTGCATAAGCCTCACTCTCATTCAACAAAACTGGTACCAAAGAACCTCGTTCAGCGCATAACGTATACATACGAATCATATAATCGACTGTACTCAAAACTGCTTCTATGAGGTCAAAGGCATCACCTTGTTTCACTTCAAGATCAGGGGCTACAATCTTAAGACTGTGAAAGGAAAATTCAAGATCCTTCGCTCGACAAATCTCAAGAGCTGCTACCACTCCAAGCATCTTTGACACATGCTTGAAAAAGGGATTAAATTTGACTTTGGACCAATCTTCACGCATGTGCGTGACCATATCGGACCATGTCTTATTCCCTTCAGGCCCATCTTGAGGCATTTTGCCCCCTGTAATGTAATTCTTAAGAACCTCCAACAAATCTGTTTTGTGATGTCCTGTGAGATACAAATCTAAAGCAGCAAAAATAACAGAAAAATCTGGTGCGCGAAAGACAATGTAGAAAAAGTCAATAGCACCTCGAACTTGTGTCAAAAAGTCATCTGAGTACTCACGAAGAGCACTCGCTGCCAAATTCTGGGCGAAAGGCCTAAGTAAAGCAAATACTTCACTTGCGGCCTGTGGATCCATGGTTGGTTGTGACTGGCCATTCTGCATCGATAGCAATAATTCTCGCTTCTTGCGATCGATGAGTGCCATACACTCTCCATGAGATAACGTACTCAATGGATCACTATTGTTAACCAAAGAGCTTTGTTGACTGGCTATTTCGTTAGCTTTTACGCTCTGTAATGCTGAATCTTTACAGAGAAAGTTGTACATTGACGCCTGCCATTCTTCAATGACCAAACAGGTCAAATCGCAGGTGTATATACAAGCAGCGGTCTCATACTCAAAGAATAGAGTATTAACCATGGTGGTAGTTTGTCCACACAAACCACCAAAAGGCATTTCACTAGACTGCATACGGCAGTCACTGGCGATCGAATTCATACGACCACCAACAATCAACCATTCGGTTGACATTTTATTTGGATATTATGGCCTCAGCTTGCCTTGCATATAGCCAAGAGTTCCAAAAGAAACTCGTGTTATTGTAACGGCGCGTGCTTTTATACGAATGCTGCACGAAGATCGATACGATCAAAGCATTTTTACAATTTAAAAACAAATAAAAGTACGTTAATTCAATCTTGCACAAAATAAGATAAAATACGCGTCAAATAATTTGAAATGGTGGACGGAGCACTGGTGGGCTTATTATACCTCCGTCAAACGATAAAATCGCAAATGGGACTAACAGAGTCCCGACACAATAATTGTTTATTTATTTCCAAGTTTATAGACATTATAAGTCTTTAAATAAC